GTTCATGCAAGAGCGCAAAGATACAGGACGTATCTATCTACAAAACGTAGATCATGCAAACAGTCATAGCAGTTTTAAAACTGACGTTGCTCCAATTAAACAAAGTAACTTGTGCTGCGAAATTGATCTACCGACTAAGCCATTGAATGATGTAAATGATCCTAACGGTGAAATTGCATTGTGTACATTGAGCGCAATCAACTGGGGTGTGTTTAAGTCTCCCGAGGATATGGAAAAGGCTTGTACACTGGCAGTTCGAGGCCTTGATGCATTGCTAACGTATCAGAACTACCCAATTATTGCAGCACAGTTGGCAACTGAAAACAGACGTCCATTGGGTGTTGGCATTATTAACTTTGCGTTTTGGTTGGCTAAAAATGATGTTAGCTACAGTGATCCAGCAGCATTGCCATTGGTCGATACTTGGGCACAGCATTGGAGTTATTATCTTATCAAAGCATCAGCAGATCTTGCAGCAGAACAAGGTGCATGTCCAAAGAATCATGAAACCAAGTATGGCGATGGTGTTTTACCAGTTGACACTTACAAAAAAGAAGTTGATGAACTTGTAGCACACAAAGACTGTGTTGATTGGGCTGGCCTGCGCAAACAACTCAAAGCCACTGGTATTCGCAACAGTACGCTAATGGCTCTTATGCCTGCTGAAACGTCAGCACAAATATCAAACAGCACAAACGGCATCGAGCCACCTCGTGCGTTTGTTAGTATCAAGCAAAGCAAGGACGGCGTACTAAAGCAAGTGGTGCCGGGCTACCCAAGACTGAAAAACAAATATGAACTGCTTTGGGATCAGAGATCACCAGAAGGTTATTTGAAGATTACTGCAATCTTGCAAAAGTATATTGATCAAGGTATCAGTGTAAACACTTCGTACAACCCGCAGCACTACGAAGATGAAAAGATTCCAATGAGTACCATGTTACAACATCTATTGTTGTGCTATAAATATGGACACAAGCAGTTGTACTATTTCAATACTTTCGACGGATCTGGCGAAATAGACATTGACAAAATGAACGCAACAGAAAGCGTACTGATCGAGCTTCCTTACGAAGAAGAAGCCTGCGATAGTTGCACAATATAAGGGTAGCAAAATGAGTGTACTAAATTCAACAAAACGTGACCACACAACCAGTTTGGCATTTCTTGATCCCAAAGGCGGAGTAGGACTACAGCGTTACGATACGCTGAAATACAGACAGTTTGACAAACTAACTGACAAACAGTTAGGATTCTTCTGGAGACCGGAAGAGGTTGACGTGCTTCGTGATGCCAAAGACTTCAAAGATCTCACACCAAACGAACAGCATATCTTTACGAGCAACCTTAAGAGACAGATCTTGTTGGATAGTGTGCAGGGTCGTGCACCGGTGGAGAGCTTTGGTCCTATTGTGAGTTTGCCTGAGTTGGAAAACTGGATTATCACTTGGACATTCTCAGAAACAATTCACTCAAGAAGTTATACACATATCATTCGCAATGTATACAGCGATCCAAGCAAGATCTTTGACACCATGATGGACATCAAAGAAATCAATGAATGCGGTGATGATATTACTGCATACTATGATGACCTTATTGAATACAGTTCATGGTACAATTTGTTAGGCGAAGGCAAGCACAAGGTAAATGGCAAAACCATTGAAATTGATTTGTATGAACTAAAGAAGAAACTGTGGATGTGTTTGGCAAGTGTTAACGTGCTTGAAGGTATCCGCTTTTATGTATCGTTTGCTTGCAGTTGGGCATTTGCTGAACTTAAAAAGATGGAAGGCAATGCCAAGATCATCAAGTTTATTGCCCGTGACGAAAACGTACACCTAGCAAGCACACAGCAACTTATGAAACTGTTGCCAAGTGATGACAAAGACTTTGTCAAGATTGCAAAAGAGTGCGAACCCGAACTGATTAAAATGTTCGAAGATGCAGTTGAACAAGAAAAACAATGGGCAGACTATTTGTTCAAAGATGGTTCAATGATTGGACTAAATGCACAACTGCTCAAAGAGTATGTAGAGTGGATTGCACACAAGCGCATGACAGCAGTTGGTCTACCTAGCAGTTACAAAGGTGGATCAAACCCACTACCGTGGACACAAAAATGGATTGCAGGCGGCGATGTACAAGTTGCTCCGCAAGAAACTGAAATTTCATCATATGTTGTCGGCGGAACCAAGCAAGACGTAGACAGCGATACATTTAAGGGATTCAGCCTATGATGCCAGTAACAGTATACACCAAAGACCATTGTCCTTATTGTGAAAAAGCCAAGCATCTGTTAAACAAGTTGAATATAGCATTTGAAACAAAAAAAGTTGGTGTAGATGTTACCCGAGAGCAACTGTTAGAAGTTGCACCTAATGCAAGAACTGTTCCTCAGATCGTTATTGGTGGTAAAGTGATTGGTGGATTTGTTGAACTTGAGCAGTATATCGACGACACAGGTTTTAACGGAACTGGCTACGGCAACATTTCTTTTTAACCACACGTTGCTGTAGGTAATTACTTGCATGACCTTAGAAAAACACAAAATTTACACACTTAAACTGTCTGACAGTACAGAAGTTATTGCCAAAATTGTCAAAGCCGATGCATTCAGTGTTGATATTACCAACCCAATGTCATTGGTTCCAACACAGCAAGGCTTGCAAATGCTCCCAAGTCTTATGAGTGCAGATCCCGACAAAAATGTCACCATAAATACAGCTAGTATTATGATGCATGTGGAAGCACACAAAGATATTATTGCAAGCTATATCCAAGCAACCACAGGTATTGTAACACAACCAAAGACACTACTAAAGGGTTAACAATGCCGGGAGCGGTACGAATAGGTGATACAAACAGTGCAGGTGGTTCAGCATCAGGTAGAGGTGCCGCCAGTGTATTGATCAACGGCCGAGCTGCATGTCTTAGAGGTACTCGAGTAACTCCCCATCCTTGTTGCGGTCGTAAAGGCTGTAACAAACATTGTAATGCAAAAACAACTAGTGGGTCGCAAAGTGTATTAGCCGAAGGTGTTGAAATCAACTACATTGGTAGCAAAGATACTTGTGGGCATGCACGGGCTACTGGTAGCCGTGACGTGATCATTCCAGGATAAATTATGGCAACAGGTACACTTACATCAATGATATTAACTGCTGGTGCTAGCATGTTGGCCAATGGCAGCGATGCTACATTGGGCGGTAAGCCTATTGCATCCAACAGCGGAGCACCACTTGATATCACCGACAGTGTAAATGGTGAAACTGGTGCACCAACACTGAAAGTCATGAATGACTCAACACTGGAAATACAAGCAATACAAAGTGTGTTGTATACTGTTACTGCTGAAATTTCAGCAAATCTTAGCAATGTACAGATTAATGAATTTAATTCAATGACTAGTGGATTAGGTGATGCTGTTTTTTCAGCGCCGTTTGATTTGTATTCAGGAAATGCATATACTGTAATGACAACATCAGATTCTATTGACAGTGTATTAACATATGGTCGCACTGAAAGTGCCAGTGTGTTAGGCGGCTCGGCTACTACAACAGAAATCGAAGGCGATGCTAGAAAGTTAGGCACAACCTTTGGCAGTGCAATAGCATTTGTCGAAACTAGCAATCAGTTTATTAACGCAGCCAACAATAGCAGTGAATTGTTCACAGGCGGTACATTTCCAGGAATGGACAGTGTGATATCAGGTTCGGTGACTGGTGTTAGTTTGGCAAGTCAGCCGCTAGGTGCAGACTTAACTGCACTAGGTGATGTTATCAGTTGGGCAGATATTACAAACCTTGGATCGCCAGGACAACTGTTAAGCAACATGCTAGACAACGGCACACTTGGTCCAATGTATGCTAAACTTGCAACAGTAACAGTAAATCCACGTATTGCTGTTGTGCTTGGTGCTGATACAAGCACTATTGCCAATATATCTGGCAACGTTACACTGGGCAGTTTAGGACTCGACCTAAACACTGTAGCAGCAATTGGTGCAAACTTGCCTCGCAGTGTGCAGCAACAAATTTACAATCTGTTTGTCAGTCTCAGTGCCAGTGAGCTTGCGCAAGTTAAAGGCATATTGAAATGTACACAAACCTATATTGCCACTGGTGCAGATCTTTTTGATCCAACAAAGCAGTTTCCAACCAGTTATATGACATTGACGGCACCGCTAAGTGCAAATGGTATTAGCAATCGTGCTATCTATTTAAACAGATCAGGAAGTGTTAATGGTGTGTTTGACAGTTTGGGTGCAAGGCTTGCTAACATACTACCAAGTGATCTTGCTATTGCAAATGGTGCATTAGCTAGAAGTTTTGGTCAGATAAAAAGCGTCGAAAATACCAATATTGAAACCTTTTCGTCTGCTGCAACTGCAACTGAAACAATGAAAGATTTACCACTGATACAAAATTTAACCAGTTATATACCTGCAGGTGTTATTGAATATTGGACTGACTATTACGGACTTAACAGCAACATACAGCTTGCAACAGGCCCAGAAGGCAACTTTACGCTTGCTGATTGTATTGGCTATGCTGCAGGTTTTAACAGTGCATTACCACTGAAACAAAATGCTAGGTTACTAGCACAAATGAATGCCGCCGGCGAACTAGATGTATTTTACAATGATGCTGGCGATAGCAGTAGCAGTACAGGTGTACTGGTTGTGTTAGAATACCTAATTAATGGCGCATATAGTCCAGTTGCTCCTGCAACTGATTATATTATTCCACCTGGTGTATACGGTGCTGGAACCTATGGCGATTTTGATCTTGCATATACAGCCGTTATCACAGCAGCTAAAAGTCTAATGCAAAGTGTTTACAGTACAAATACAACTGCACAAACAGTACAAGCAAACTTCAAACGCATCCAAGAACAACAAGCAAGAGAAAAACTAAACCGTGCTAAAATGGATTTGGTATTGTCTGACATACAAGCTCAGGATACCAATGCAACCAGTTTAGCCGGCAGTCTTGCAAGTTATGCACTTGATGTAACTGACGGCGGCCCTGGTGAGTTTTTGGAACGTATTGCAAATTTTGATACACTAGGCGGTCAAGCTATGATTGCAGCAATGCGCGAAGCACGAAACAT